AACGAAAAAAATTGCATTTTTTTAAAAATAGGTCAATTTGTGATTTTTTAGGCCAAAATTTCTTGTTATTTGATTTTCAATTTTATTTTGTGTGCTGCATTTTCATTCTTTCCATCCACTACTTTGGCATAAATCTGAGTAGTCTTAACGTTGGTATGGCCTAACATTTTTGAAACGGTATAAATGTCAGTTCCATTGGCCAATTGGAGTGTGGCAAAAGTGTGGCGGAAACAGTGGAAAGTTATATTCCTGGTGATTCCTGCGGATTTTATCCATCGCTTTAATGGTCCCGAAATCCAAGAGGGGTCTGGCAAATCTTCAAAAACAAGTTGGTTAGGCTTTCCCGGTTCACCGCAAAGTTGGAAAGCTTGTTTGCTGATTGGCATATATTCGACGCCTTTTGTTTTTTGCTGTGTGAAGTTGAGGCGATAGGTGTCGCCCTCTATTTGAATTTCTTTCCAACGCAGTTTTTGAATATCGCAATGACGTAGTCCCGTAAGGGCAGAAAAGAGTGCAGCACGCTTGAGGACAGGGTGTTCGCATGATGTTGCAGCCAAGAGGTTGAGTTCTTCGACCGTCAGATGTTCTCGGCGACTTTCCTGCTCTTGAATGCCTTTTATCTTAGCCGAAATATCCACGATTAAATATCCATCAATAAAAGCCTGTTTTAAACCTGCTTTGAAAATGCTGAAATAAGTAGCGGCGGTATTATGTGATACCGTGCCTTTCTTATTGCCACCACACGGGGCTGAAAGCATAAAACGGCGAATTTCTTCGGCTTTGCTCAGGGTTATTTGAGAGAACGGGAGCGGCTGATTATTGGTAAAGAGTTTCAATAATTCCCCGACACGATTCCAGTTTACTATAATTGATTGGGAACTGTTACGGTGCCGGTCTTTTGAAACTTTCAAAAAGTATTCGATAAAATCTGTTTGCCGGTGCCGGTTCTGAGCTGCAAGTTCGGCTTCTTTCTCGGTGTATAAATCGGAGTTGTCATATTCTTTTTGGCGAATGCTGCGGACGCCATCGGCAAAGGTACAGGCTTCCTGGTCGATGGTGCTTTTGCATAGAATGATACCGTTAGCATCTCTTTTCGGTTTATAAGTTTTTGTCCCATCGCCAGAAGTTCGGGCGGGTCTTGTTTTATCCCATATAGGGGTTGTTATTGTCCTATTGAGAGCCTCAATGATTCGTTGAGGTTTACCCGTGCCATTATTGAAAACCGGATAGCTTTCGAGTATCAAATACCATTCGTTGTGATATTCAGATTTGCGAAGCTTTACAGTACACTTGGTTTTAGCCAATGATTTGCGCATGATTATCGGGATAAATATTTGTTGACATCAAAATCATAAAGTGATTGATAATTTCCTCGACAGGGATGACGGGGATTTCCCAATTTGGTTGGATTTCCAATCATTTTCCATCTTGGGTTATGTATTGAAATGATTGAAGCAATATCGACGAAACATTTTTTCAAATAGGGCCTGATGCGGATTGTGTCGCCGAAAGCTGTTAAAACTGTTGGATTATCATGATTTAGGAATAATGCTTCAATATGTTGGATATTTTGTTTGTGTAAATTTTCATTCCACTCATTTGGTAATTCTTTCGGGAAAGTTGCCCGTATGGGATAAACATTCAGCATATAAAATCCATCAAATCCATTGCGTTGCATATAACCCATTATTCTTCGAATGGTGGCATCGGGTTTTCGGTCATCAGCAGTACTGGGATTCACCCCAATAACGAATAAAGGATTGCGACTATCCATGCCTAAAACAAATCGGGCCGAGTTGTCCTCGTTTATTATGTATTTGTCGATATTATAATTCATCGGGTGTTTCATTTAAAAAGTTTGTCGATTTCGGATTTCGGCACGTAGACATATTTTCCGATTTGACGCTTAGGTATGCTGTTTTTGCGAATGGTTTTGTCGACTGTTGAAAGTGAAATGCCGAACTTTTGGGATATTTCGCCAACGGTATAACAATTAGCGGGGTCGAAATTGATTTCTTGTTTTGTAATTATCGGTTGAATGGCTTTTGCTATTTCAACCTTGGGAAACATTGCTTCTATGTCGACCCGACTAATGCGGGTCAATCGCTCCCCAAGGTTAACAGTCGGGATATTGCCTTTTCTGATTTGGCGGTAAATGGTATCTTTTGAAATGCCAAATAATGCTACTGCTTCAGCAATGGAGATATGAGGGCGGTCGGTGGGAATTTGCGCGGCTAACTTTTGGCGTTGTTCTTCCTGTTTTTCTTGCGCCTTCTTTTTACGAGTTGCAGCCTCCGAACATTTCTTCGAGCAAAACTTTGAATATACAGTTTTAGCATTGAACTGAGCTCCGCAATTTTCGCAAGTCCTTGGAAGAATAAATTTGCTACCTGGCATATCAATCGTTTTTAGAATGAATAAGTAGTGATAAGTATTTATTAGTCGCACCTTACTGTTATTTAAGTCGCGTAACAAATATGTAGCAAATATACAATAAAAAACCGACATAAAAGCATAAGTATCAAGAAATATTTACCAATAAAAAAGCGGTAATACATTGTACTACCGCTTTTTACTTATTTTTGATTAAGACTTGATTATGTGGATTATTTTACTTCCTCAAAATCTACATCCGTCACATCGCCATCGGTTTTGTTGCCACTATTGTTGCTTTGCGACTGGCTGCCGGGATCGGCAGATGAGTATTGCTGACCCGCACCTGCATTAGTCGCATTGTACATATCCTGCGAAGCAGCTTGGAAAACGGCATTCAGCTCGTTGGTAGCGGCATCGATACCGGCCAAATCCTGAGCCTTGTGGGCATCTTTCAGTTTGTTGAGCGCGGCCTCGATCGGTGCTTTCTTGTCGGCAGGAATCTTGTCTCCCCATTCTTTCAGCTGTTTCTCGGTTTGGAAGATCAACGAGTCGGCCTGATTCAGCTTGTCGATGCGCTCTTTTTCGCGTCTGTCGGCTTCGGCATTGGCGGCAGCTTCTTCTTTCATGCGCTTGATTTCCTCTTCACTCAGTCCGGACGAAGCCTCGATGCGGATCTTCTGTTCCTTACCGGTAGCTTTGTCCTTAGCCGATACATTGAGAATGCCGTTGGCATCGATATCGAACGTAACTTCGATTTGAGGAACACCTCGCGGTGCAGGTGGCAGGCCGTCGAGATTGAACACGCCGATCTGTTTGTTGTCGCGCGCCATTGCACGTTCACCTTGCAGAACATTGATCTGTACCGAAGGTTGGTTATCGCTTGCCGTCGAGAATATTTCGCTCTTGCGGGTAGGAATGGTGGTATTGGCTTCGATGAGTTTTGTCATCACGCCTCCCAGTGTTTCGATACCCAGCGAAAGCGGAGTAACATCGAGCAACAACACATCTTTTATTTCGCCCGTGAGCACGGCTCCCTGTATAGCAGCACCAAGGGCAACCACTTCGTCGGGATTAACGCCCTTGTGCGGAGCTTTGCCAAAAAGTTTTTCGACCAATGCCTGAACGGCAGGGATACGTGTCGATCCTCCTACCAGAATCACTTCGTCAATGTCCGAATTGCTCAATCCTGCATCTTTCATCGCCGTTTGACAAGGAGCGATACATTTTCGCAACAGGTCGTCAATCAACTGTTCGAATTTGGCCCGAGTCAGTGTTTTCACCAAGTGTTTGGGTATTCCGTTTACCGGCATGATGTACGGCAGGTTAATTTCGGTACTGGTAGAGCTCGAAAGTTCTATTTTAGCTTTCTCGGCTGCCTCTTTCAGTCGTTGCAAAGCCATCGGATCCTTGCGAAGATCGATGCCTTCTTCCTTCTGAAACTCTTCGGCTAACCAGTCTATAATTCGCTGGTCAAAGTCGTCACCTCCCAGATGGGTATCGCCATTGGTCGATTTTACTTCGAAAACGCCATCTCCCAATTCGAGAATCGAGATATCGAATGTTCCTCCTCCCAAATCGAATACGGCTATCTTCGAGTCTTTGTTTTTCTTGTCCAACCCATAGGCTAATGCTGCCGCTGTAGGTTCGTTGACGATACGTTGTACTTTTAATCCCGCAATTTCGCCTGCTTCTTTGGTCGCTTGACGCTGCGAGTCGTTAAAGTATGCCGGAACGGTGATTACCGCTTCCTTCACTTCCTGACCCAGATAATCCTCGGCGGTTTTCTTCATTTTTTGAAGAATGATAGCCGAAATCTCCTGTGGCGTATATAATTGTCCGTCAATTTCTACGCGAGGGGTGTTGTTTTCTCCTCTGGCTACTTTATAGGGCATTTGGGAGATTTCGTTAAGTACTTCATCATACTTTCGACCCATAAAACGTTTGATCGAAAACACAGTCCGAGTAGGATTGGTAATTGCCTGACGTTTAGCCGGATCTCCTACCTTCCGTTCGCCGTTATCCAAAAACGCTACCACGGACGGCGTAGTGCGTTTGCCTTCGTTGTTGGGGATAACCACCGGCTCGCTGCCTTCCATTACGGCGACACACGAGTTGGTCGTTCCCAAGTCTATTCCAATTATTTTTCCCATAGTCTTTATATTAATTTATTTGAATTTCTGTCCCATTTTTTTGTTTACATTTTTGATTGAACAAATGATGTGCCAAAAAAATTTGAGGATCGAATTTTATGACAGATTGTCGGTTTTGCATAAAAGGTAAACAATGCACAAAAAATTGGAGCACAGGGAGCAAACGAATAAGCGGCTCCCACGAATGGTGGTGTTATTTTTTGTATTCCTGCGGTTCGCCGGACTCGCATTTGCAAAGGATTACGAATTTTAAAGAATGATCCAATTCGTAAATCCTCGCATCAAGAGTTTTGTGTTGAGCTTCAGCCTCGTTGTGACTATTTTTTGCCGCGAAAACACAAAGACGCGAAGTTGGTTTTGCTTTCAGATCATCATGACACCTGCAATGCCTGACGGCAGTGCTTGTCCCCCTTAATAAGATAAGTGTGATCCCAATGCACCCCCCCTCTTAAGATGAGAGGGGGTACTGCCGAAAATTTGAAAAATTCGTGGGATATGTTCGGCCATGACGGATTCTTCTGACGCGTATTTCCGGAAGCAAAATCGGAAGTATGAGTCCGCTCTGAAAACCTCATTTTTTCAAATTGTTGAAAAGTGCAGGTTCACCGGACAAAAGTGATTACTTTTATTAAATGAGAATATATTTACAATAATATACAGATTGAGACATAAATTAG